GGGGAGCCCTTGGTCTTGTTTTTGCCTTCTGCTTTCTTGCTGGTCTTTGACGGGACTTTTTGGTTGATCGCCCCGACGCCAAGATTCCAACTTGCGCGAGCTCTGCCCGTGTCGACTGGCGTCCTCTCTGTGATCTTTGTCCAGAGATTGAGGACGATGTATCGAATAAGCTTGTTCATGCTCATTTCCGCCTTCTCGGCGAATTGTTCTAAATCCGCTTTGAATGCAATCACGTTTGATGCGTTGCTTGCCATTACCTTGCGACGATGAATTTGATTGTTGCCCCGACTGGGTCGAGCTCGATTCCGACAACGCCGTATGTCGCCGCCCCGATTTGAATTTGTGCCTCTGTTGTTGGGTCTACGCTTCCGACGTCCGAGGCTTTGACGAGATACACTTCATTGTTGACCATTAAGCTGGTATCGGCGTTGTATTGCTTTTCGTTATATCTCAACGCTGAGAGCTCGACTTCCGTTCCCCACCCCGAAGTCGAAGTCTCTGTGATCGGGTCATAGACGCCCTCTGTGGGGTCAAGGCGGAGTGTGATCGTCTTCCAAGCTTGATCGGCGAGCCCTTCCGCGATATCGTATCCTTTTTCCGCTAGTGCTCTGATGTCCATATCTTATCTTTCAACGCTTCCGAGTGAGAAGCTTTTCGATGAGTTGCTTGTCTTGACTGTGCCGTATCCCGGGAGCATGTGATCAATAAAGTCGGGTATGATTTGGGTTCCTAGCTTCTCGAAGAAACCAAGTTGAACGGCGCCGTTGCCGACGTTTAGGCTGCTGAGATTTGCCTCAGACGGATCGACTGCGACCTTCCCTTGTTTTGCGTGCAATTGAATCGCCATTTCGCAACATGCGTCTTTCACTGGATTCGGGACGATGTCGTCCGCGATTGCAATCCCGTCAACAACGAGCTCGATTCTCGGGAATGCAAGAGCCTGTGTATCTGTCGCCCTCTTGCCTACCCAGTTGACAGAGCTCGTCAATTGCCTGCTTGCGCTGATGATTGCCGCCTTTTTGATCTCCCCGTCGGTCTCTGCCGTCCATGCCGTCGAGGTCAATGAACTCTCGGCGTATGCGTCAACCTCGAGCTCGGTGACGTATGTGTTTGCGTCTGCAAGTCCTGTGCCGTCTTCGGGTGTTAATACTAAAGCCATTATTTTGTAATTGTCTGTTTATACGATTTTCAAATTCTTTTGTCATCAACTAAAGCGCCCGCGGGCGCCTTTTCATGATTTGTGCTTGATTTCGCTGTGCATTGACTGAGTTGCCGCGGCTAAATCTTTGAGTGCAAGGGAAAGTGTATTGAACAATTCCCGTTGTTCTGTTCTGTCCGCGTGACGCTCTGTCCTTTCGTCTCTCATTACTTTTTCGATGAGCTCTGTATGATGCTTGTCCTTTCTTGTGAGGACATAAAAGAAAGCAAACAAAGAGGCAAAAAGGGCGAAGATGATCAGACCAATAAGCCCGCCCGCGTTTTGCCACATTTCGGGGTCGCCAATGGTTGCAATGATGTGAATTGTATTTTGAAGATTCATGTCTATTTGTAGTCTCCGTCATACCAAAACCCGTTTTTCGGGTCTTTGATACGAGGCTCATTTATAAGGTGATATTGAAAAGAGTTTTGATTGTGTCTCTTCATCAACATTTGCAGGGTGGAAAAAAATGATTGCCACTGTTCGGGCGGGACTGTCTGACATCCTGCCGAGCTCGTTGTCGTGTATCCGCCTCGGTGAAGGTTAATCCAGAATCGGAGGTTTGCTCGGTCATGAAATAGGCTGTCCGTGCCCTCTATGCGCTTGCCGTTGCCCTCGCCGCCGTCTCGGCGAACCACAACGCTCGAGGCTTGTCGGAAGGCTGTGTGCCCGCTTTTTTTGCCGTATCCGTGATGCCCTTGCACATAGTCGACGATTTGCGGGCTCTCAAGACTTGCTCGTCCCTGCTTGTATCCGCTTGGGTCGGTGTTGAAATTAAAGCTTAAAAATGATTCGGGTGAGATTATGAACGCGGCGTCGTCGTAGATTCCCCGATCGTTCTTTGCCTTTTTACCCATTGAGTCGAGGTAATAGCCTCTGACTGCAATGACTGAAACGGCGTCCTCTTGCAATTTCTGGTCAATCTGACTCGATCTCCAGTTCTCAATCTTCGCTCGCAATGCCTGCGGTCTTTTTTTGGGTAAGAATCTCATAGCTTTTCGAGTATGTCTTTTGTGCTTGGTGTTCGTCCGAGAAGGAAGTTCAAATGCTCGATTCGACTTGCGTGTCTGCCGTATGCGACGAACCCTGCAATTCTTAGTCCTGCAATTATTTTTTTTCGCTTCCACCATGAGACGGGGCTCCAATGGTCACGCATTGCCCGATTGAGAATCTTGTCGGCTGTCCTTTGTCCGTTTGCCCCGCAGAATTGCGAGCGATACAGCCAATCGTGTATGACTGCCGGACCATTGCTGTCTTGCACTTTGCTGACTAACGAGCGGACAATCCTCGGCACGCTGTAAAGATCAGAGACAAAATTTTTGGGAACTCGTATCTCCCCGAACTCGAGGTCGTCATATATGTAATCTGAGAGCAATTGCCATTTTCCTTGTCCTACTTCTCTGACGTCAAGGTGCATGGGGAATGCCTCGTTTGTTTTTACTGTGTCAATTTGCATCTCAATCGCTTTGTGAGTAAAGCATATATATCAACGCATAAATCAATGTCATGACCAAAAACCAAAGGACGAAAGCTTTTGCCGCATCTGTGTCGTCCCCGTTCATTTTCTAGGGTGCTGTCGGGTAATTGCTCCATGTTGCAATTGTCACGGAAGGGTCGACTCCTTGTGTCGTTCGCCATCCCGCGTCATATCCTGCGAGCTCGCTTGCTTTGACGTAAATTGTTGTCAATGCGTCTGTGCCCGCAAGGGCGGTTCCACCTGTCCATGCCGAAGCTGGGCAAGCAATATACGCCTCTGTAATTGATGAGCAATTCAGAAACGCACTCCAGTTGACCAATGTCACGCCCGCAGGGATTACAAGTATTCCGTCGAACCCAATGCATCCGGCAAATGCGGTTCGGTCAACTTCGGTCACTGAGCTTGGTATAATAATGTCTCCCGTAAACCCGCTGCAATTACGAAACGAACTTTGTCTCAAGAACGTGACCGAACTTGGTATTGTCAATGTGCCGCTCAAATTGAAGCATTCATTGAAGCAACTGACCGGGATTGACGATATGCTGTTTGATATTGTCAGAGACCCAGCGAATCCAGTGCAATTTTCAAATGCATCGGAGTCAATGCTTGTGACTGTGTTTGGTATAGTCAAGTTGCCTGTGAAATCCGAATTTGAAAACGCCCCGTAATTGATTCTTGTCACACTGCTTGGGATAGTGAGTGTCCCTGTTCGTTCGCTGTAATTGAAAGCATAATTTGCAATCAATGTCACACTGCTTGGAATAGTAAGAGCGCTTGTCACTCTTCTCGGGGAATAAATCAATTCGGTTTTGCTTTTGTTGTATAAGACATCGTCCGAATTGTCGCTGTAGTTTTGATTTGTCGGTGCAACTGTAAGCGATGTGAACGCGCACTGATCGAATGGGTTCGATAATCCTGCGGCGGATTGCAGTGTCGTGACTGTTGAAGGTATATTCAACGCCCCCGTCATTGCTTCGCATCTTCCGAACGCTAAGTGCCCAATTGTTTGCAATCCTTCATTCAAAATCAATCCCGTTGGGGTGAAACAAAATGCAAACGCCTGTTGTTGTATAGTTGTGACTGAGGTCGGGATTTCTATTGTCCCCGAAAAGCTGTTGTCTTGAAAAGCTTGTTCCAATATCTGAGTGACTCCATTCGGCAATGTAAGTTGCCCCGTAAGGTAATTTCGATAAAAAGCTCTTTCACCTACAATATTGCATGACGTCCCGATAGTGACTCTCGTTGCGGTTGGGTATGTTGTTTTCTGGTAGTTCCAGTCGTTGGGGACGTCGCCCTCGATAGAGACAAGAACAGTATTCCCGTCATATAATGTCGTTGCGGTTATAGGCGGATCGACTTGCCGACTCCCTATCAATTCAATTGGAAAGTTGAGTATCATCCTACCTCCAATCCCCAAGGGTAATCAAGATCAGTCACTAAAATTTGCGGGTAGTTTGACCCGTCAAGCTCGCATCTTGCGATGAAGTTTGCGCCTAGACCTTGTCCCTTCATGACGTAGATTCCCTCGTCTGTGACGCTAATTGCAGAACAACCACGATCAGAATCCGCCAAGCTTGAAACTAATGTTGTGATATTTGACCCGTCAAGGTTGGCTCTTTTTACTGTCATTGGAACCCCATTGAATCCGCCTTGGGTATTCCAATACAGGAAATTGCCTTCAACTGTTACGCCCCAAAGGGCATCTGCGCTTGCTATGTTGACCAAAGTTGTTGGGTTTGACCCGTCAAGCTCGCACCTTTTAATTGCTTTGGTTCCGCTAGAATTGCCCCAATAGATATATGTCCCGTCTGATCCGAGCCCGTAAGAGGAGCCCGAATCTGTATGAATCAAGTTGACGCTTGTTCCATCAAGATTGCATCTTTTAATATGACGGACTCCGCTCGAGTATTCTTGCCAATAGATGAACTCGTCATTCACGACAACGATTGTGTCCGCTGCATTGGCAAGGTTGTCGACTAGAACAATTTGCTCGCTTCCGTTTTTTCGGCTTCGGCGTATTTGGTTGGGGAAGTCAGTCCAATAAATGAAATTGCCATTTTTCGCAATGCCCCTCGAGACGTCGGTTGGTTGCTGTCCTCTGACAATCTCTCTCTCCCCCGTCCCGTCGATGTTAATACGCATCAAGTTGTCCCCAGAGAAATTACTCCAATATACGTGAGCTCCGAACAAATCGGTTCCAACAAGTGATGTCTGAAAGTTCATATTGCAAGCTATCCGACTAGGCTGATATACAGATACATT